GAGCAGTACGGGTGGAAGTTCACCTACATCGGCGCGAACGTTGACGCGTTCGCCAACGCGGCGGACATCGGCATCGCTGCAAGCTCCACGCTAAACTACATGGCCAAGGGCGCGAACACCCGCGCCGCGTACGCAGCGGCATCCTCCGCTGTCACCCGGTCATCTGTAGCCTTCGCCGCCACCGGTCAGTCGTGCGACCTGAGCTACACCGGGGCCGAGCGCGCGGCGTCTGACGACGACTACGACGACCTGAAGGACCCGGACGAGGACTGAGGAACACGACGGGCCTGGTCAGCGTTATGCTGGCCAGACCCGTTCCTCGTTAAGGAGTGATATGACAGTGGCTATCATCGTCTGGCTGGCGTTCATCGCCGCAGGCACCTGGATCGGCCTGGTAGTGAAGCAGCGTCCGCTGGCCGGCTTCGTCTGCGGCCTGTTCGGGCTACTGGGCCTGATCGTCCTGGCGTTCCTGCCGAACAAGGCGGAAGTGGATGCCCGGCCGCACAACCCCAAGTACCGTGACCCGAAGGTTCCGGACGTAGTTGGCGTGGACACCGACCCGACGCTAGCGGACAAGAAGGAACAGTGAGCTTCAACAACATCTCAGCGGTGGAGCACGCCAAGAACCAGGAGTACGTGCACCGCGTCAACGTCGATAAGGGCTGGTACGACAAGCCCTTGCTGTTCCTGGAAGCCATGGCGCTCCTGATCACGGAGATCGTGGAAGTGTCCGATGCGTTCTGGGCTGAGGGCCTGGACGGAGGCTGGTCAGCTCCCCCGCAGATGTCTTCCGAGCTGGCGGACTGCTACATCCGGCTCGTGGACGACGCCTCGCGTACGTTCATGGACCTGGGAGTTCAGGTGGACCTGTACAAGGAGTCCTACCAGCGCAGGGAAGACGGGGCCTCGTTCGACAGTAAGTGCATGGTGCTGATCCGCCGCGTCCGTGACGCGATCGAGTCCTACCGGACCCACGGCCTGCACCCCAACGGGAAACTTACCGTGGACACGCGCAAGAAGCTGGCGTTCTTCTTCCTTCAGCTCCAGGACTTCTGTGATGACCTGGGCGTGGACCTGATGAAGGCCTTCGAGGCGAAGATGCGGGTGAACGAGAGCCGCCCTTACCGGCACGGAGACAAGCATGCCTGACGAGCCGCGCACCAGGGGCCTTGCACGCTGGCTACGGGGGACAATCGAATCGCTGACCGGTGAGAGGTACGTCTCGAAGATCGCCACCACGGGCAAGGGCAACCACTGGTTCACAATCTGCGAGCCTGACGGTCACTACATCGTGCACGTGAAGAAGATCGATCCGGAGGACATGTGACTATGCACGATTATGAGAAGTGGATCTCCCGCATCACCTACAAGCCGGGCTGGGAGTTCTTCTACGTCAGCAACGAGTGGGGTCACCAACTTCAGATCCATGCCACGGTCTCGCACTCCGTCACGCTGACACCGACACGGTTCATCTTCAGCCGGATCATCCCGTCCCTCTTCTGCCATGAGGCGTTCCTGGACTGGGTGAAGGTCATCCTGGGAGAAGCTGAACTGCATGAACTGCGTGAGTTCTTCCGTTACGACGGGGAACTCGTGGATGACCCGCACAAGCCCGAATCTGTGTAACGCGCTACGCTAGGGTGCATGACTGATGCACGCGAGCTGAATAAGCGCGCAGCCGAGCTGGCCGAAAGTACCCCGCCGCTGGTCGTGGTGGAGAACCTGTTCCTGGGATTCTTCGCCTGCCTGGGCTGGGTCATCGGCCGGCTCGTTCTGCTTGTGTACCTGGTCTGCCTGGCCACGGCTGACGGCTTCAAGCACGGGGCTACAGCCCTGGTCCTGAAGGAGAAGAAGCCGAAGGCCATCGTTGCCCCGCCTGCTGAGTCAAACGGGCACATGCCGCACCCGGCAGACCTCCATAACGACGACAGGTTGCAGGACCCTTACGGTACGCCATTTGGCGTTCCTTACGGGCCCAATGTACACGCGAGCCACGAATAGCTACCCTTGACATGAAGTCACTTCAGCGTTAGGGGCGGTTAATGCGGTACCGTGACCGGCTACTGACTCCTGCTCAGACGGAGCAGCGAGTCATCGGCGGCGTGCCCTGGCGTCCCTGGGACTCATGGCAGTGGCGGTTCGACACGGGTGGCCCACCTCACCCTTCCCGTCAGTTCCTGGGCGCAGACTCGGCCCTTGCGCTCCCGGCGCTGTACGCAGCCGTGAAGCTGATCGCTGACAATATCGCGTCCATGCCGCTGCGCACTTACCTCAATGCCTTCGGGCGTGACGGTTATCCCGGCAAGAAGCTGTGGACAGGTCCCTCGTTCTTTGACACCCCCTCGTACTACAACACCATGTACGAGTGGATCAACATCATGATGGTGTCTGTGCTGCTTCAGGGAAATGCCTGGGGCTGGATCACCGGCCGGGACGGTTACGGCTATCCCACGGGCATTGAGTGGATTCCGCCGCAGGACGTGTACGTTCACGAGGCTCCTGACGAGCACACGGTAGACCCCACCAAGGCGAAGGTATTCGTGTACGGCCGGGAAGTCATCTGGCACGGTCCTGACACGGAAGTGTTCCATCTTCGCGGCATGCCGTTTGCAGGGCGCATTGAGGGTATTTCCCCGCTGCGCTCTTTCGCGCTTACCATCCTGGCTGGCACGGAATCCCAGCGCTACGGCACCGACTGGTATGCCTCTGGAGGCTTCCCGCCCGGCACGTTCCAGAATGCCGAGATCGAAGTGGACAAGGAGCAGGCCGCAATGATGCGCGCCGAGCTGGTTAAGTCACTTCGCCGGCGCGAGCCGCTTGTCTACGGCCGGGACTGGGACTACAAGCCTGTCACCGTACCTCCGTCTGAGGCGCAGTTCCTGGACGCCATGCAGATGAACGCGACACAGATCGCCGCTGTCTACAACGTGCCTCCAGATCGCATTGGCGGTACCAGGGGCGACAGCCTGACATACAACACCACGGAGCAGAGCACCCTTCAGATCATTGAAGCGTGCCGTCCGTGGCTGGTTAACGCCGAGCAGCGGTTCAGCAACCTGATCCTGCCCCGGAACCGGATGTGCAAGTTCTACACTGACGCACTTCTCAAGACTGACCTTGAGGCGCGCATCAACATGTTCCTGATCATGAGGAACATGGGCCTGCGGCCGGTTAACGAGCTGCGTGACGAGCTGGACCTGCCGCCGCTCCAGAGCAGGGTGGGCGACGAGGAACTTCCCCTGACCACCATGAATGCCATGGGCACTCGTGCGGGTGTCATTCCCAAGTCGTTCATCCCGGCTGTGGAGTTCGAGATGGACCGGGCGGCTGACAAGCTCATTGCCCTGGAGAAGTACATCATCCCGTCACTGGCCAAGCAGGGATATCCTGTCCAGGCAGTTGCCCCTGCGCCAGGTGGCTCGGGTGCATTCGGAAAGACCGCAGCTGGCGGTAACGCCGGCTCTAGCTCAGCCGGAGGTGGGTCCAATGGGTCAGGTTCAGGAGCATCGGCCCCGCAGCCGGTCACGGTCAACGGGCGTACGGGCTTTCCTATCGGCAAGCCGAACGCGCCTCTCCCGCTGGCTCAGGACCCGGCGAGTTTTCTGGCCTCTCTGATCTCTGTTCAGAGGAACATGGACCTGCCGTACGAGATCCGCATGATCGCTCAGGACTTCCTGGTTGCCGTGTGCAACACGGAGGAGCGCGTCAGGCACGAGAACCCGCACATCAATGATGACCCGTACGATGGCGTTCCCGCCGGCCTGACCACGTTCATTCCGAACAGGTCCGATGTACGGGACATGGTAGAGAGCGCCAATGGAAAGGGAAGGGGGCACCTGTGATGTGGCCCGATGTTGTACATCTCAATGAAATCCAGTCCCGGCTGATCAACGAGGGGATGCCGGCTGAGCGGGCGATGCTCGCTACGTCCGAGATCGGCCTCGTGCGGTTCGGCGGGACTTACCGGCTCGAACGGGCAGCTGGTGCCCTGTACCTGTCGGCTACCAATCTGCCCGGCTACTACAGCGTTTCGGCCGAGTAACAGTTGTACGTTTTCGCGCCAGGTTCTAGCCTGGTTGTGAATACGTCTAAGCCCGAAGGGGTCTGCAAATGTCGGAAGACAGGGCGAAGCTGTCGAGCACGGCGCGGAAGTCTCTGCCCGATTCGGCATTCGCATACATCGATGAGAAGGGCGAGCGCCACTTCCCGATCCACGACAGGGCGCATGTCATCGCAGCTCTGCGTCTCGGGCCGCGTTCTCCAATGTGGTCTAAGGCGAAGGGCAAGGTAATGTCGGCTGCCAAGAAGTACGGGGTTGGTAGTGACTCTGATTCGGGTCGTTCCCTGGAGTCCATGCTTCCCGAAGTACGGTTCATCGCGGACAGGCCTGAGATCAGGGCTGCCGGGGAAGAGGACGGTCGGCACATCGTCGGCTATGCCTCCGTGTTCAATAAGACTTCCCGTCGTCTCGGGGGCTTCCACGAGCAGGTAATGCCAACGGCGTTCAATGACGCTCTGCGGCACCTGGACGAGAACAACGTGGTCTGCCGGTACAACCACAAGGACGACATGGTGCTCGGCACCAGTCAGGCTGGCACGCTTCAGCTGGAAGTGGACGAGCGCGGCCTGAAGTACGACGTGGATGTCCCGCATTGCCGTGACGACGTTCTCGAATACGTCCAGCGCGGTGATGTCCGCTTCTCCAGCTTTGCCTTCCGCGTGGCTGAGCACGGCGTTGATGACGAATGGGGTGAGTCCGAGCACGGCCTGCCAATGCGGCGTCTTCACAAGGTCGAGCTGGTGGACGTGGCCCCGGTCATGGACCCTGCCTACAAGGACACGTCGGCATCGGCGCGAAACCTGGCAGGTGCTATCGAGTCCCTGGCGGCCTTCGCTGACGCTGACCCTGCTGAGGTGCGGTCAATGCTGGAGGCGGGCCAGGCGAGCAAGTACTTCCGCAAGACGCGGCGTACCGGCCAGCACGTGATTCCCAAGCTGGATGTTCCTGAGGCTGTGCAGCGCGAGGAGTCCCGTGTCCTGGACGACGCGGCGATCTCCCTGCGTCACACCCCCGTGGAGCTGAACGAGTACCCCGAGGGTGACTACATGCCGCCTGAGGACGAGCGCGAGCTGCGCACCGAAGAGGAGATCCGCGCAGCGGTGAAGCCCCGTGACGTGAGCCAGCTCTGCATGAGGTACCACCACGGCGAGCCGTGCGTGCGTCCTGCGGGCCATCCGGCCGATGGCGCTGACGCGGAAGACGGCGGGCACGCCGGCCTCTGCTACGGGCGGCACAACGGCATGCCCTGCAACCAGCACATGGGCCACGAGGGTCAGCACACTCCCGTTACCGTCGCGAGCCGGTCTGAAGAGGGCGAGCCCGAGGAGACCTGTTCTGAGGAGCAGCCCCCGGCCCCTCCCGCGCCGACTACGCTGTCCGGGCCTGAGGCAATGCGCAAGATGTTCGAGCGCAAGAAGGGCCTGACTCAGCTACCCGAGTGAAAAAGTTAAAGGGAAGTGTTGCCTGGTTGCAATACTTCCCTTTACCTTTGAAAGTGAGCTTCTGCTGAGGCCGCGCGCGTATGGATACGCCCGGAGCCAGTGTCGATTCTCTTTAGAGAGGAAGAACAGTGGCATCCGAAGTTGCTAAGCGCCTCCATGAGCAGGTGCAGCGCGACTGGCACGAGATCGAGCAGCTGACGCTGACGGCCTCTGACGAGCGGCGTAATTTCAACGCCGACGAGCAGGCCAAGTATGACACGCTGCATGAGAACCTCGACGCCAATGACAAGCGCCTGCGCGAAGTCCTGGAGACCGAGAAGCGCGCCAAGGAGACCAACGAGGCTTTCAACGCTCTGGAGACCCGGCCGGCGAACCCGGCTGCGACCAGGGCTGCGGAGGGCTTTGAGGCCGAGGCGCGGTCCTTCGTTACCGAGGGGCACATCGACATCGCGACTGGAAAGCGCAAGGAGCTTTACGTTCCTTCGTCCGAGTCGCGCATCATGAGGAAGCTGTCTACGGGTCGTCCCATGACCCCGACTGAAGTCCGAATTCTGACGGACGGCTACGTTGGTAACGTGCCGAACACCGCCGGCGGCATCGTGCCGATCGACTTCTACGACCAGCTTCTCTCCTACCTGATCGAAGTCAGTGGTGTTATGCAGACCGGTCCTACCGTTCTGAACACCGTTGGCGGCGAGCCCATCCAGGTGCCTATCGTCAACCAGCACACGGGCCTTTCGTCCGCGTCCCAGGTGACGGTCTCCGCGTCTCAGGGCGGAACTCTTCCGTCTGCTGACCCGGTGTTCGCTCAGAAGACCCTGACCGCGAACAAGTTCGGCATCATGATCCAGGTCTCCCGTGAACTGATCGATGACTCCGGCGTCAACCTGCTCGGTTACCTCGCGATGTCTGCCGGCCGTGCGCTCGGCAACTTCCTGGGCAACGAGCTGGTCAACGGCGGGTCTGGGATCTCCGGGAACATCCTGGGCGCTCCGGTCGCGATCACCGGTCCTGCGTCGGCGTCGGTCCTCACCGCCAACGGCCAGGTCACTGGTGGCCCGTCCTACGCGAACCTGGTGGACATGGAGTACTCCGTGATCGCCCCGTACCGTCAGTCGCGCTCGTGCTACTGGCTGGCTGCGGACAAGACCCTTGGTGTCCTGCGCAAGCTGACTGACACTGTGGGCCGGCCGATCTGGGAGCCCAGCACCGTACTGGGTGCGCCTGACCTGCTGCTCGGCAAGCCCCTGGTGGCGGACCCGTTCATGCCGGCCATCGGCGTGAGCAACAAGTCCATCGTCTTCGGGGACTTCTCGCAGTACTTCATCCGCATGGTCGGCGGGGTACGCTTCGAGCGTTCCGACGACTTCGCCTTCTCAACGGACCTGGTTAGCTTCCGCGCCATCATCCGTGCGGACGGCAACCTCATGAACCCGCCTTCCTACGCGCCGCAGCCCCTGGCTACCTTCCAGGGCAACGCAGCCTGATCGCAGGTACGAAAGCCCGTCACCAAAGCTGGTGACGGGCTTTCGTGTATTCTGTACGCATGCGTCTTGTGAAGCTTAACTGCGCGATGAAGATGGAACAGCCGTTTCCGATCGTGGGAGACAAGGACGCCACGCTGCGTCTAACTCACCCGGCTGCCCAGCTGGTCATCGCCCTTGGTAACGGCGAGTACGTGGATGGCGGCGAAGACGCCGGTCCTAGCCGAGCGGACCTGGAAAAGGCAGAGGCTGAGATTCAGGCCGGCACGCTCAAGAAGATCGGTGATCCGGATTCCGAAGGACAAGCGCCGGTGTTTGACACCCCGGACGAGCCCGAGGTAATCAAGAAGCCGTACGGTAATGCACCGAAGTCGGCCTGGGCCCGGTATGCCTGCTCCATCGATAAGGAGCTGACTGAGGAAAGGGCCGAACTCATGACCAAGGCCGACCTCATGAGCAAATACGGTGAACGTTTGTAGCTTGCGTAGCGGCGTTCTACACTGGGGATGACATCCTTAGTGAGAGGACCAGCTAATGGCTGTAAATGATGGGACCAGGGGTACGAAGCCGACCCGTCAGACTGGCGGCGGTCGTTCTGGTCGCGGTGAAGCGGGCCTGGACCCGACCGAGCAGCTCGGTCAGACTCCCCCGGACATCTTCGGCTTCAGTCAGTCGTACTCGACTGGCGCGAAGGGCACTCAGGGTGCGAGCGGCGCTCCTGCGGACGTTACTGTCCAGCCGGGCCAGCTTGACGAGGGTCTTTCCGGAGTTACCGGTGGCGAGATCACTGACACGGGCCTGCACGGCTCGCAGGGTGCGTCGAATTCGGGTGGCGGCGAGAGCATCAGCTACACCGACCCGTTCGGCTACCTCGGCGGAGGCGGCGGAAAGGTCACGACCAGCGACACGATCTCCGGCAGCGGGGACTGGACGCAGGCGAACTCTGACGGATACGACAGCGGCCCGACGCTTCCGGCACTGGAGGGCAACCGCCCCACCTCTACCGGCATCGGTGAGGGTCACGTTGGCGTCAAGCATCCTCACGCCGGAGCCTGAGCATGAAAGCCGTAGGTCCCGCAAAGTGGCCGTGTAACCCGGCAGTGCCGGCTACGTGGCCCATGCGGAACCACGGCGGCTCAGCGGCGCTAGGACACACGGATGCTGTCACTGAGGCAGTGTCCACGCCAACCGGAGATGAACCGCTAGTACTAGAGGAGGTGGCCCCCGATGACGTTCCCAGCGAAGCCGACGACCAAGGACCTGAGTGACACGCCGGAAGCTAAGAACTTCCCCGCGTACAACAGTTCAATGGCCGGCGGCAACATGGTCACTGAGAAGAACCCGCATTTCGCCGGCCAGGGCACGGACTCGGAAGCCTCGCATGACGTGGTTGCCGGGAACGTGGACTGGGTGGGGAACATCCAGCACGCCCCGGTACTGCCCGGTGCCCCGACTCCTGAATCCGATCTGAAGAACTATGAAACAGGCAGCGGTTACACGCCGAAGCCACGAAAGTGGAAGGAACTCTGATGGCTTACACGACTGGCCAGACCCTCGCGCAGATCATCACGGCTGTGCAGGCTGCCACTGGCAACTCTGTGAACGCGCCGGCCGCCGACGCAATCACCAACGCCATGTCCGGACTAGCAGTAGCGGCTGCGCCGTATCCTGCGGTCGGCACGCCGATCCTGTTCGCAGGCGTTCTGATCAAGTGCACTACCGGTGTTACCGGTGGCACTCCGGTCTACGCCTACGACGCTTCTCCGGCCTGACCTGAAGGGACGAGACAATGGCATTCACGACAAACCAGTCACCTTCGCAGCTTGCGACAGCGCTGGCTAGCGCCGCGCCGACTGCCCCTGTGGATGCCATTGCGTCTGCGGTGTGGTCAGCGTCATGGCTTGCAGCCGGGTCGTTCATCGTGCTGTACGGCGTCCTGGTCAAGGTAACCACCAGTCAGGTTGGCCTGGCACCTGGTTCCGCTCCTGTCTTCTCCTACGACGCAACACCGAGCTGAGGTGAACTAGATGGGCTTCACAACTGGCCAGACGGCCATTCAAATGGTGACGATGCTTCAGTCACACGGGGCGAATGCGTTCGACCAGGCTGCTGGCCTTATCTACAACCTCGCGTGGACCAAGAACAGCCCACAGGTACTCTTCGGCGTGCTGTGCCAGTGCACTACGGGCTGGAATGACGGCGACCCACGGTTCGAGTACGATGTCACGCCGTCAGCCGGCTCCACGGCCCAGTCAGTCGCGCAGGCAGCGGCCACCCTGGTTACCGCAGGCGCTCTCCAGGACCAGGCGCTTCAGGTGCTTCACAGCCTAGCCTGGTATCCCAACACGTCTAAGACGCTCTGGGGCGTGCTGGTGAAGTGCACCACAGGCTGGAACGGCGGCAATCCGCAGTTCTCCGTAAACAGCTCACCTTCCTGACAGGAGAAAACAAAATGGCTACCCGCAGCTGGGGACCGGTCGAGAAGCCGGTCGAGCACAACGTCAAGCCGATCGCGGCTGACGCGGAGGGCGATGTTGTCGAGATCGCTCACACCGGCACCAAGGAAGTAAACCCGCGTCCCGACGAGAACTACAACGCCACCGATGGCCGTCACAACAAGGCCGATCACCAGGGCTGGCCGTCGATTGACCCGAAGTCCGGGCCGACCGACCTGCACGACTTCGGTGATAGTGCCGGGCGTTTCCCGGACGGTCCTGGGAAGTGGCGCCAGACCTGATAAACTCAGGGCATGGTTCTCACGACTAAGACTCTGTACGAGCCCGAGCCCCAGCGCGTCGTCGGCAAGTACGGACGTAAGCCCGGCCACGTACCGAATGGTCTCCGCGACCTGACCTGGTACGTGGCCGGCGCACTTCCTATCCCACCTACTTCAGTCACCCCGCCAGAACTCACCTGGGGAATGGACGGGAATGACACCTACGGCGACTGCGGCGTTGCCGGCCTGCATCACTCGAACATGGCCCTGGACTCCGCTATCAAGCGCGGGCAGCTTCAGGTCACAGCTGAGCAGATCGTCCAGTACTACCTGACCTATACGGGCGGCCAGGACGACGGCGTTGTACTGGCGGACTTCCTCAAGTACGTCAAGAAGAACGACTTCTTCTCGCGCTCGCTGCGCGCCTACGCCCCGGTCTCTGTGTCGGACTTCGCCACGCTCCAGTTCACCATCAATGCCTACGCGTCGGCCTACACCGGCATCGTCGTCACTGAGGCGATGGAGCAGGCATTCGGTGCCGGACAGCCCTGGACATCCGCTACGGCCGGCGGTCAGATCATGGGCGGGCACTGCATACCGCTAGTGGGCTACGACAGCCAGTTCCTCTACGCGGTCACCTGGGGACAGCTCCAGAAGATCGAGTACAGCGCCTGGCACCTGATCGCGCAGGAGGCCTGGACCATGATCTTCGGTGAGGTCGGCTCGCAGGGCATCAGGGAGATCAACCTGGAAGCCCTGGAGGCGGACATCACGAAGCTGACGACATGATCTTGCCCCCGGCCGCGATAGACACCGGCAACTGGGCAGGTTACGTATGGAACGCCAGCTCTGTTGCTGATGCTGCGTTCGTCGTGCCGTCGATGCCTGACCCTACTGCCGCTGAGAAGAACGGCGATGCCATCCTGTCCATCTGGGACGGGCTTGGCCAGATCGGGAACTCCCACATCGCCCAGACCGGTGTCTACGACTACTACGACGCAGGCAAGATCAACTGGGCCGGGTTCTGCGCATTCTGGCCGGACTCTGACCGCAGCTGCGGCGAGGGAATCTCTACCGGCGACACCATCCAGATCCGCGTCACGCGAGACGGCCTGAGTTACACAATGGAGCTGCGGGACGCGGGCCCGCACAACAAGTGGGTTGTCACCACGATCAACAAGGCTTTCCCTGCACTAAGCCAGGGGCAGGCAATCGCGGAGGACACCACGTACGGCACGCTTGACCCGCTGGGCGAGTTCTCCAACATTCCGTTCACCACCTCAGGTGACCCGGCTACGGAGATCTACAGCTCGAACGTGGGCTACGCCGTCAAGGATTCGTCGCATTCCTTCACGGTACACAGGTGATCCTGCTGTTCAGTGGGCTGCTCCTCCTGTCGCTGTTTGTGATAGGGGGAGCGCTCATATGGTGGGGGATCAAGCACCCTTACAAGGAAAAACGCAAGCCGTAGTAGGATGTCTGCATGCATATTTTTGCCAGCCATGATGGCGGTTCTGGTTGTGCCTGGTACAGGATGCTGGTGCCCCTGCGCGCGGTAAACGATCTAGCCGAGGGAATCACCGTGGACTTCCGGGCCGGCGGTCCCAGGCTGATGAAGGAACAGCACCCGCCTCTTCTCATGGGCGAGGCAGAGGAAGCCGACGTTATCGTGTCCCAGCGGTCTAACTCCTTTGAGGGCATGGGCGTATGGCGGCGCTTCAGCACGCCGACCTGCCGGACTGTGTACGAGAATGACGACGATATCTGGAACATCACCCGCGAGAACGCTGCGGCTTTCGAGAGCTACACCAAGAACGGC